AAAAACATCAACCCCGTCACGGGAAATAGCCATCCTCGGCATGCCATCAGAGTCAATAAAATGGCGCTTAACATCATTGGATTCAATTTGAAATGGTTGCATTTTTTAAATCCTTTCGTCTTTGGTCTTGGCCGTAGCCCACAATTCATCGAGTGTCGCGGTCCGTATCGTGCCATCAGGCTGCCCCTTAGCTGCCCAGCGTGCTTCTGGCACTTCTTCTTTAGGTCTTGCCTCCTGCCATGCAAGAGCCATATATCTAGCCGCATCCGCAGCGTGGCTTGTCCAATCATGGAGCGGCCTGTCTCTAAACACCTTTTTATCACTATCCCACTCGCGCCGGTAAAGCTTCATGGCCTCAATGCCGTCTTTGCACTTTTCAGCGTCAAACCACATGCGTGGGAGCGACATCCTCACGGCTTGTATGCCGTCCTGCAGGCTCAGATCAGGAACAATTCGACTAGCATACCCAAGTCTAAAAAACTGTTCTTGTGTACTTTTCCCGCCACTTGCAAAGGTTTTTGCCCTTGCGTCATGCGGTAGCCATAAGAAAGGCTTATCACCTAGCCTGGCGTATTGATAGTTAATGCGGTGCGTTTTGCGCTTTTTTTCTTTGGCGGGCTCAGGATCATCCATGTCGATCCCATTTAGCACGTCAACGTAATGTTCAACGCCTTTTAAATTTGTCGCATAAAAGTCGATTACATGAATCTCGCCCCGCGTGACCTGATAAAACCAAATAGCCGTATCGTCTGAATACCCTATGTCCCACGCGGTAAACACCGGCAATTCAGGGTCGTATGGCACATCGGTAATTTGTGCCTCGACAATGTCTTTAGCGTAGTAAGCGCCCGCAATGGCTGCTTCAAACGAACATTCAAACTCTTGGGCGTACTGGTCGTCAGTCATGCCCCTGGCCGCGTCTACCAGCTCATCAGCATCAATTAAACCGCTATGACTAGCCTTCAGCATCAATGCAAACCAGTCATCGGACTGTTTGGCGTACAGCCAGGACTTATAAAAGTCGTTATGACCTTTTGGCGTACCAATAAAAACTGCCCAGCCTTTACGGTCTGCCAGCATCGGCCTAACAACTTCGCCCCACACGCTAGACCGCATATCTGCGAACTCATCAAGAACAACGCCGTCAAGGTACAAACCCCGCAGCCTGTCCGGGTTATCAGCACCATACAAACGTATGCGTGCGCCGTTGGGTAAGTCGGCTCTTAACTCTGATTCGTTGTACTGAATGTTTGGTATGTCAGCCGTTAGCCGCTTAATATAAAGCCAAGCAACGTCTTTGGCCTGATTGAACTGTGGGCAGACATACGCATAACGACCATCTGGTTTTGTACAAAATAGCGCACTTAATACCAGCTCTGCAACACACGCAACCGTTTTGCCTGCGCGCCGATGGCAGACCAGCACCGCCCACCGCTCAAAACGGTTGTGGAAGTCTATAAACGGTTGCCGTGGTGCGTAGCTGTTTATGCCAACATTAGCCGCCATTGCGGATTTGAATTGTTGGCTGCAACCATGAAAGCCCGGTTACTTCAAACTTTAAAGCGTTGCCATCTGCGCCAGTGATCGGCTGCTCTGCCTTGCCCCAGCCTCTATCTATAAGAGCATTGGCCGCGCTTACCTGCGCATTGGGCGAGCCTGTAGCCATGACCCTGGCCAAAGTTTCCACGGCTTTGTCTGTGTACTGCCGCGCCAGCTCTCGAACGTGTTTAACGTCCTCTGGCAGCTTTGGCCGTCCTGACGGGTTACCACTGACCCCTTTCGGGAATGGTTTGCCTGACGGCTGTTTTCGGCTGTTACCAGCGGACGACTTGGGGTTTCCCATATCGCCTCACTATGTTGATGGTCGGCCTGTGCGCCTTCGCGTTTTCCGCCCTTTTGGCGTTCCAATGAACACCGCCCAGCCTTTGCGGTCAGCCAGCATCCGCCGGATTACCCAACCCCACTCACTAGAACGCATATCTGCGAACTCGTCCAAGATGACGCCATCAAGGTCCAAGCCGCGCAAACAATCAGGGTTATCATCGCCGTAAAGCCTGATGCGTGCGCCATTAGGCAAGTCTGCCCGTAGCTCGCTATCGCTGTACCGAATGTTTGGTATGTCAGCAGTGAGCCGCTGTATGTTCATCCAAGCGACGCGTTTGGCCGGGAGGAACTGCGGGCACACGTACGCATAACGGCCATCTGGCTTTGTGCAAAACAACGCACTGCGCACCAGCCCGGCAAGTGCGTAGCTGTTGATCCCAACTTTACTGCTCTCAGCGAACGACTTGGGGTTGCCCATATTGCCTCACTATGAAATAAAAAAGCCCACACAAGGCGGGCGAAAGTGCTCTAAAAAGAGCAACTGCTAAAAGTGCTGCATCAGGTGCGCGCCGCCAATTAAGGCCAGCACTGCCGGGATTCCCCAGCGTTCTAGGCGTGATGCTCAAGCGGCGAAGGTGGCTTAAATGAACAATCCTACCAACACCACCAACATTCGTAATGTTTAGCGGCTTGATAAATTTTGGAGACGGCTACGCCTTCCAGTTCGCCATTATCATTAAAAAAAGGGGTTTGTCAACTATTTTCACAATTTTTTTCGTTGATTTCTTGTGGATTGCCAACTTTTGCAACTAATCTCCCTGACGCATTGAAGAATTTGATGCCTGATTTCAAATTGTTGTCGGGGTATATTGGGATTTTGTAGCCGCACCCAAAATAATAGAGGCCTTTTTTACCATCAGGATCGATAACGCATGATCCCAAAATTTGGGTTTTTTGAAACGTTTCAGTGTACATTTTAAAAAAATCTTGACTTGCTATCGCATAGCGTGCCCCTTTGCCAAACGTCGCACGGCTCATAAATGTCAATAAATTTCCAGCAGTTATTTCATTTTTTTTGTCAATGTTCATTTAATCAACTCCTTGTTGTTGCAGCACACCAGCCGCGATTAACCGCCGCATCAGCTGGTTTCTAGCTTCTAGAACAATCACGCCGCGCTCTAGCTGGTCAGCGGGTAGCCGTGGACTACGCCATACAGTCTGCCCGGTGGCGCAATTACGGGCGTTCTCGTAGATTGCGCTGCGGTGCGGCTCTGCTATCTCTGACACCTGAAAGTCCACGGCCTTCATGATGTCGCTGCTGATCTCCCCGTCGATGATGTCGTCAACCGTGTCCCAGCCACGGCCTGATTTGGCATTGCGACACATAGGGTTAGTGCCTGTTTTTGGCAGTGGGCTGTAACCTTTTTCCCATTCGTGCCATTTTGCAAGTATTTCGTCAAGAATTTCTTTTGAGTCATCGCGCATCAAACTACTCCAGTTTATTAAGGTTGTGCGGCCAATGCTTAACAGCCAGTGGCATTAAAAAACCATAGTCATCCATTACTGCACAGGGTATGCCTATATGTACGCTACGCTCACTGCGCCACACTTTGCCGTCAAAAGAAACTTTTCCATCGCGCTCATGTGTGTTATGCGTTCCTGACCACGAGGCCGACCAATAACCATTACCTGTAGTTATCATCCATCCTTGTGAGCCTTGGCGGTCACACTGCCCCCAAGTTATTGACTGCAGCATTATGTTTAACCCTTTTTAAGTTTATTGCGGTTTCGGGCAATCGTCAGGCACTTGCACGGCCATGTACACGGCTGCATAAATTGGGATTTCCTCGCGCTTCACTTTTTTGATGCGCTCAACCGTCCACCTGTCGATGTGAACATCTGTCATGCCACTCACGGCGGCCGTGGCGTGAGAACGTGACATTTCAGTTTTGATGCAGATTTCTGCAAGCGTCAAGCCGTCGATGCAAGCGTTCAGGGCGCTACGAATTCTTTTTTGTGTCATATTAAGGGCGCTACGAATTCTTTCTTGTGTCATATTAGGGTAAATACTTATCAAATAGTTGATAAAACACTGTTTAAACGCTTGCAACGCCTACAATGTAGGCTACAATGCATTCATGCCAGCGATTTTGCTGGGTTGTTTAAAGGATAGAAAATCATGACCAACACAAAACGCCCTCTGATTCACCTGGCGCTGACCGACAACTTCCTTGTTGTGGCGCAATTTGCTGTAACCAGCGACGCTGCAAGTTTTTGTAAAGAAAACAATCTCTACCATATACCTTTTAATTTGGATAACCGAGATAACGAAGCGGCTCCATTGATTGGCACTGTGTACCGCGCCTAAGCACACCCTGTAACCCAAAAAGGAAAAATCATGCTGAAACATCACAACCACGCGCCTGGCGCAACGGTCAGAACAATCCGCGAAACCATGCACGGCTCCGACTGGTACGGTAGCTGTGAAATATGCAACAAACCAGCCTCGACCATCTATGCATCGAAAGTTCAGACGGCATTTTTGAGGCCAGACGGTACAACCGGCTTGTATCAAAACAGTGGCAGCTCTTATGGCCACTTGGATTGCTTGGAATCTGCCAATGCCTAAGCCACGACCGCCCACCCCAGCCGAAATTAAGGCTCTACGCGCTGCCAGCGGTCTCACGCAAGCCCTCGCGGCGGCCAAGCTAGACCTGAGCGCCAAGTCTTGGCAGGCGTACGAGCTGGGCACGCGCAATATGCGCCGTCGTGACTTTGATTTATTTAGGTCGAAGATC